TACTATTTAAATTAATACCACCACCACCAGTAGAGTTCAAAGCAATAGCAGTAGCAGTAATAGTTGTTATACTACCACCTTTTCCAGTAATATCAATATCACCCGCCCCAGTTGAAGAAGCAGTAGAAATAGTAATATCATCACCAGCAGATAATAATTGTAATTCTCTTTTCGCAGTTATAGTTAAATCACCATTCCCACTTGAAGAAGTTGTTTGTATAGTCATATCACCAGTAGTAGTAGTAATAGTATTACTCCCCATATCCAAAGTTTTTAAACAATTGACCTCATTTTGATTTCCGTTTATTTGTAAGAAGTTATTAAATGAACCATTAACGAAACAACCGAACTCAATTGAACCATCTTCAACACCACCAGTTCCATCTCTTAAAGTATGAGTTATTCTTGTATATTCTTGTTTATTTAAGAAACTATCCTTACCATATACAGATTGATTAAATAAAACATCACCAGCAACACCAGCGGTAGGTTTATCTTTATATGTTTCCAAAGCAACAGACCCAGTAGCATTAGTATTTGTAAGAGTAAGAATAGGATTTGATTGACCGCCAGTAGTGCTTGATGTTAGTTGAAGTTGAGTATCCTTCACTTGTAATGGCGTAGCGTCCAAAGTTTCCATTACAAAAGGTAGTGTATTACCTACAAATTGAATACCAAAATGTTCGCTCGGTTGAGAAGTATCACCCGCCATTACACTAATAACTCTTGTAGGAGCAGTATCCGCATTTTCTATAAAGAGTGTATTATTTACCGCTAATATTGTAGGATTTAAATTATTAGGAGCAATAGCAGATAAAAATGATATTCTTGTAGTAATATCGTCCCAACTTGTAGTAGTAATAGTTGTTCCACTATCATAAGATATTCCAACAGAGGTTAATGTAATTCCATTAGGGGTGGTTAAAACATCTTCTAAAATTGTAATCCCATTCGCACCAGCACCAAAGGTATTATCACCAGCATTTAAAGTAGCAATAGTAGGAGCATCCATATAGGTTTCGGGTTGTATTGACATTATATATTATACCTTTATAAAATAAATTAGATTTATAAAAGTATTTCTAAATAGTTTTATTTAAGTTTTGATTATATACCTCATTAAATAATTAGGAACATTTCCAGTAATAGCAGTAGGCGTAGCAGTTCCAATAGTAGTATTAAAAGCACTAACTAAATTAGTTCCGCCTTTTGCCCCAGTTTGAGTATTGACGGGCGTCCAAACATTAGCACCTCCATCGCCCGATGCTTTACCCTTATAATAAGTCCAATCACTAATTCCGTTTGCTGTATTAAAAGCGACATAAGGCACACCACCACCTAAATCGGTTGATGATATTGTTGCTGATTGTATATTATTATTACTAATAGTAAAATTACCGCTTTCAGTAGCACCGACGGATTGAGTAGCACCTTTTATAAAATTATTTACCAAATTAGGAACATTAAAAAACCCACCCGTCCCACCATAAGTATATCCTAATAAGGCAAATAAGGCGGGATAAGCAGTTGTAGAAGATTGAGTGCTGTCGCATAGTAAATACCCAGTAGGAACTGAATTACCAGCAAAAGCAACAATAGTCCCAGTTAAAACGCTTGATGTAGCACTACCACTACTAATAGCAGTAATTCTCCCATTACTATCAATCGTCATATTTGTATCCGTATATGTTCCAGCGGGAGCACCCGTATAAGCGGTAGTTTGAGAAGTAGTAGCAAATGATAATGTATTAACAGCACTAATATTTTGATTATTCATATTAATAGAAGTTGAACCAGCATTATTTCCAGCAATTAAAACATCGGTTAGAGTATTAGAACTTCCCGCCGTAATAGCAGATTGAACCCAAGCAGTAGTAGGAATAGTAGTTGAACTATCTGTTGAAGCGGGTATTACTCCTAATGAAGTAGGTAATTGAGAGTTGTTAAAACTTGCTACTCCATTTACTATAATTGCTTGTAATGTTTCTAAACCTTGTGCTACGGGAAACTTTAAATATTTACTATTTAAATAATTAATCTGTGCTGGTGTGAAACCAACCGCCGAAGCATTCGTAATCCAATTAGAGGTATTAAACTCGTCCAAAGGTTCTATAAAATTAGGTGGTGGATAAGTCGCCATTTATATATTATAAAGATAAAAAAAGATTGAGATAATAGAGTTTAGAAAAGTTTAGAAATAATCTTCTTATATAATATAAAGATGCCTCCTAAAAAGAAAAATGAAGACGCTGTTATTCTTGATTGGTATAAAGAGATGCCTAAAAAGTATTTGCTAAAAACACACAATCCTAACTTTGAAACACACGGAATAAAACTTCCATTCCGTATGCTTATCATAGGTGGTAGTGGTGCGGGTAAAACTCAAACATTAATGAATATACTTCATAATTTCGGTGAAACATTCCAAAACATATATGTAATAACAAAAAATCGTGATGAACCATTATACAACTATCTCGCAGACAAAACAAAGAAAAGTGGTGGTGTTGAAATATTAGAGGGCATATCTAATGCTCCCGATTTAGACAAATTAGATAAAGAAGAGCAAACCCTTATCGTAATGGACGATTTAGTATTAGAAAGAAATCAAGCACAATTAGAACAATACTTTATTAGAGCAAGAAAGCAGAATTGTAGTCTAATATACATTAGTCAATCTTATTTTGCTGTGCCGAAAATGATAAGACAAAATCTTACATATCTCGTAATTAAGAGATTGAATACATTAGGCGACTTATTTCGTATTATGAGGGAATACTCATTAGGGGTTGATAAGAGTGAGATGAAGAAGATATATGACGCATCTACGGATACAAAACAAAACTTTCTAATGGTTGATTTAGAAGAAGCACCCGAAAGTAGATTTAGAAAAAACTTTAATGAAATCTACGACATTTCAAAAGAATAATTATCTTTTGCTATATTATAAATGATTATAGCAAATGTTAAATCACAGCAAGACCTTCAAGGCAAGAGGAATACACAAGCACAATTATTAGACATAGCAGTTGCGAATGAAAGTGAAATGGAGAAGCGTATTAAAGATTATAAAAATCCTAACAAACCATTAGCAGTAGCACCCGAGTATAAGACAAATGCGGAACTACAAAAAGATAGATTAGCACAAGAGAAACAAGCAATTCTCAATATGGGGGAATTAGGATTTGATTATAATAAGAGTGCTGATTTAGTGGCGTGGTTGTCGTCATCACTTATTAACAAATTGGTTGAGTTTAATGCGAACTTTAAGGGTATTAAAAAGGAATTGACTGAAACAACTAACCCGAAACTTATCAATTTGGATTTCTTAAAGAATTATTTGGAGAAATACTTTGAGGATTTAGATGTCAATTTTGGGAGGAAGTTTAGCACAAAAATGGTTGATGGTATTACACCTACTTCTTCGGTTGATGAATTGACTACTTTATTACCTTCGCCGAGTGATGCTAATAGGTTAAGGGATATTTTAATAGCAATACAAACACAAATTAGACAAGCAAGATTAGTCCCCGCTAATGCTCGTCTTCACGCAATTAGAAATGATATAGCGAGAAATGAATTAAGTGAAAATGAAATAAGAACAATACCCGAAAGAGGTAGAAGGGAATATAAAGAAAGTATGAGATATAGATATGGTGAGCGTGATGGCACGATAAGAGAAATACAAGATTTAGTTGAACTACAAAGGAAGATAAGACTTTGTATTGTGTTGTTGGAATTATACATAGCAATCTTACCCGATGACGAAGTATTTACCTTATTGAAAACATCTTTATCGCAAGGTGAAAGAGCAGACCTTATTAGAAGGTATATGAGTGTATTAAGAACCTTACGAATGTTGAGTAGAGATGGTGTGAATGAATTAACAGAAGAAGCAGATGACGCATTAAGAACCGATAATATTGAAGCAATTACAAGATTAGCAAATAAGGGGGTGAAATCATTAGCATTTGTATCTAACGATAATGGTGTAAATCAAATATCTAAACTTCAAAGAGATTATGAAATAATGTTAAATCAAACTGGGAAGATTGGTGATTTGGATAGGATTACAAGATTAAATGCTATTAGAGAAGGAGAAATAATGAGAGCAAGACAAGCATTAGCAAACTTTAATGAAGGTGTTGATGTTGATGCTGATGGACTTAACTCATTTCAAGATGTAATAGATAGTCAAAAACAAGCAAGAATTAATA